GTTGCATATTGGAACATTTGGTTGCCCAAACGATACGCCCATTTTCCAAATGAATTGAAACTTACTGTCTTCATATTGTAAACACCGAAAACTTCTTCTTTCTGTTCAAAGGAGTTCTAGTGAGTCCTTCCCATTTATTAACATCATTCTTTGCATCTGCTTGATAGAAAAACGGTGCATGTGGTGCATAAACCCTGAATTGGGGTTGGATTTCATATGCAATACCAACATCAAATGGTCGATTTATTTCATAGATCCAACGCTTTCCAACTTCAAGTATGGCTTCGCATATCTTTGGGTTGATGTATAGAATAGAGTGTGTGGCAAAAACTCTTTCAATTTTCATCCAGCCATTACCAACATCAGTCGCAGAATAATTGTTGTCTCCGTGTGATGTGCCAAGATAAATTGCATCAGCATCATCAGGAATTTCTTTGAGTTCAATAGAAAAACGATTCTCAACCTCAACATCATCCTCAAGAATCAATAAAGGAAAAGAACCATTTTCAAGTGCTTCTTTGTATATGTTGAAGTGAGACTCAGCACAGTTTCGATAATGCTCTTCGCCTGGTCGCACGCCTTCGTGTGGGTCCACACCCTCACAAGCAGGCACACGCGAGGCATTTGTAAGACCTATGCGAGTGCATAGTTCTTCCATCATTTGATTTTTTTCTGTGTCTCTGTCTAGGTTTATCCACTTTGTTGTTACATTACGAAGATCAATATTCATGTCATCTCGACTTTCCTATATGGTATTTAGGACACAATTCCCAATCATCTTTTTCAGAATGCTTAACGATCTTTATCTTGTATAGAGGTGCGATTGGATCATCACACACATCTAGATTCACTATATCAACAAGTCCCCATTCTGCCAAGAGGTTTACTATACAATTTCTTCTTGCTTTATCGTCGGTACTAAAGTCGGATCGCAATCCGTCTAGAGCAAAAAGTTCCTTGAAATGGACGATGTAATACTTACCTCTCTTGTGAAGAATATGACAAGACTGGTAGAGTTTTTTTTCTCGTCTGGAGGACACACCTATTCGTGTGAGTGTTTCTTTTACTTTGAGGAAGTCTTCTTCTGTTTTTAGGGTCACTTCTACCAGACTTCCAATGTCTGCTTTTTCATTCATAATTTCATTATACCTTTATGTTTAGATCATTCTGATCCCCCTTTATATATTGTAATCAAGTATTCTATCTGCTGTTCATTCAGAATGCTCAACGCTTCTTCTGCCTTTTGAGGTGAATACCCATAATATCTTTTGACTGCATCCAACGCAGAAGAATCGTTTTTCTTTGCCCACTTTGAAAATCTTTTCCTCTTTCTAATAGAGTTCTGGAGATAGTGGTATTGCATACGCGGATCGACATGAGGGCGGAAGTTCATCTCATTTGCCTGTAAGATGGTGTCTGGGAAATAAGAAAATGACTTATTGACTATGAAAGAGACATATTCCTTGCCAGTCACATCAGGAAGATCCTGAAACAGATCTTCTTTGTTGTAGTTGATTGAGTTTAGAACTTCACCAAGATTCACTTGAAATCACACTCCATCATAATTGTAGTCAGACATGCCGTAAGATTGATCTCGGCATCTGCAACAAAAGCAGCCTTGTATTGATAGTCTGCCAATATCAACACTGCACTTGGAATCGACAGCGGTTCCATCTTCTCATAAAGAGAATCGTAGATCTTTCGAAAGATCACTGTCTGATCGTTGTGAATGTTGTCGTTCACCCACTTGCGAACAGAGGTGAAGTTCTTGTCCTTGAGAAAACCAACGAGTTCACCAATGCGAACATCACCCGTCTCAGTCAGAACACCAACATCAATGTCTCCACCAACAGAATACCTCTGACACTCATTGAGGATTCTTCTCCAGTCTGGTGCATGGCGACTGATCAGTTTTGCGATCACTCGTTCATCATAGTCAATGTCTTCTTTGCTTAGAATCTGCTGAAGTGCATACATGAACTTTGGCATCAACTTAAGTCGATCCGACTTGTCAAACTTGAAGTCGATGACTGTGCATCTGGAGTGTAGTGGCTGAATGATTCTGTTCTTGTAGTTGCATGTAAGAACAAATCTACAGTTTCGCGAGAACTCTTCGATAAACCCACGCAATGCTGGTTGTGTCGAGTTTGCATTTGAATAGTCAAACTCATCTAGAATAACCACCTTCTTTTGCTCCGAAAGAGATACTGTGCTAGCGAACTCTCGAATGGTTGTTCGCAGAGTGTCAATGTTGCCTTCTTCCGAGCAGTTGATGGTGATGTAATCAGATCCTAGTTGGTTACACAACGCTTTTGCAACTGTGGTCTTTCCACAACCCGGTCCACCGGCAAGAAGGAGATTTTGCATCTCTCCGCTCTCAACGATGTCCTGAAAGGTTTTCTTCAGGTTGTCTGGTAGAACACAATCGTCAATAGTTTTTGGTCGATACTTTTCAACCCATAGAAATTCTTCTGTCTTCATATTAGTCATTGTTTAGTCTGCTTTGCCTTCTCTTGTGAAACTCTTTGGGAGACTCCCATATTGTTTCTCCATCTTCAAGTAAACTGCTGTGTGCTTTGATCATAACCAAAAACATAAACCCAAAAGAAATTGTCATTCCAATCGGAATTGAAATATAACCGTAGACCATGAACACACCAAGAAGTATATTCATTAGAGTCATAATTGTCAACAGAAGCATGGCGTAGTTTTGCTTCACAGACGCAATTTCAAGTTGTCTTTTTCTTTCTTCGTTAGCCATTGTATACTGATGCTGCACTCATTGCAATGTGATACGTCATCTTCTCTGTCTTGTGTCTAAACTGACTTATTCCCTTCTCTGCGATTGATACTTCATAATCGCCCGGAAGAAGTTTTAGGTACTCAGCCTTTAGATACATCTTGAATGTGGCATTCGGTGCATCTTCTGAAACACGAATAGAGTAACTATTGCTAGTAGGATCATTCTTGTCCAACGCAATGATGTCAATACCACTATCGTTGTTTGTAACACACAAATCAGGCAAACCCAAAACAGATGATGCCCTTTGTATTTCCACAAACTCTCTGTTGCTGATCTCAAAGTCAATGACGCTTTCCGGCATCTTGAAATCGGTTTCCGGTCTGCACCCCTTTACCAACTTTGGTTCTGCATAATGAAAAACTACGTTCGTGGGTCCATTGGAAATTATCATCTTCTTGTCTAGAAATTCTAGTTCTGGATCATCAAATAAGGAGAGAGTTCCTAAAAACTTACTCAGATCCCACAAAGCAAACTCTGCGGGAAAGTCTTCTTCGAACTCAACTTCACACATGATGTTTTTTGGACCAGAAACAATGACTTGATTCTTTCCTTGGACGATGTGTAGGTTTGAATTGATACTGCTAAAATTTTTCAGAATGTCTATGGATCTTTTTGATAGTTTCATTGTCTTCTTTTCACTCTTCGTAGTCATAGTCGCCATAATGTTCCTCATACTCCTCTGGTGTCATGTTACCTTGAACAAAATCCCGAATGTGTTCATTTACTCGGTGTCTTCGGTTTCTTTTCTCACCTTTTCGGGCATTCTTATAATACTCGAAATAATCATGCTCTTCGAATCTTCCCTTTTCTCCTGTCTTTTTGTCTTTCTTGTTTTTCATATGAAATCCCCTACCAAGTCGGTTAGATTAGTCAACTTCTTTTCGATTAGGTAATTAGAAACTATAGTAAACAAACCACCACCCGGTCTAGAACTGATCTTGTTCTTCTGTTGTTCTCTTGCTGCTTTCTCAGTGATATACTGGTCTATGATTGTTTCCCGAATGTTATCAGGAATTCTAGTGAAGTCAACAAGAGTTTGATTCCTTTCCCAATGCTTCATGTCGGACAAGTTTCCATCAGAAATCATTTGAAGCATCTTCTTCTTTCCAAGAGATCGTTGTCTCTTTCCACTGGAAACAAAGGTATCATCATCAGATAGAATGTTTGGAATTCCATCGGACACATCTCCCTTTAGAATGTGTTCGAGAAGAAAGTCTTTTGGATGAGTGCATACCAGTAGTTCCTTCTTGATCGGGCTGTATTGCTTGATCGAAGGGTATCTCTGTAGTTGCATGAAATCCTTGTCGTTCGATAGAATCAGAATCTTTTCGTCACAATGAAACTGTTGACAAACAACAGCAATGATATCATCTGCCTCTGCTGTTGGAACTCGAAGCATCATCCAAGGAAAGGTTTCGTTGATCTCTTTGAGGTAGTTCTCAAAATACTCGAACACGGTCTTCCAGTCATGCTCATCCTTTGCCTTCTTTCGATTTGCCTTGTAATTGGGAAAGATTTCCTTTCTCCAGCAATTCGAGGATTCAAGACAGAGAACAACTTCTCCGTAATCATTTTTGAACTGCTTTCTATACATGCGAATCGTGTTCAAAAACAAATGCCTGAGTATTCCTTCGTGTAGTTCACCATGCATCTTTCGGTGAACAAAGTATGAAGCCAAAAACAATTGGTTTGTGTCTAGGAGTATCATTTGAATACCTTAAGTATCACTGTATGTTCGTTGAGTCTTCCATTTGGTGATTTGATCATACTGTGCTGTGCGTTCCAAATCTTATCAAGTGAACTTTCATTCTTGATCGTTTTGATGATCTTGGTTGGATTCTTTATTGTTCTGCACTCAGACTTTTGTGGGCAGAAGTTTTGAATCGTGGTTCCCTTGACTGTCATTGTCTCATGTTCCTTTGCATAGTATACACCAAGAATGTTGTATCTGGTATTGTAAACTACAACTTTCTTTGAGTCGATGAGATCAATGGGATCAACACTCTTTAGTCCATACTCTTTGTGGATTTGAAGGTATTGCACCTTTGATACGATCTTTCTCGGGCTTATTCTTCGCTTACGACGCACAGGCTTGTTGCTGGCACTTCTCTTGAAGCAAGAAGTGACAAGAGACATCATAAATTTGTGAAGTTGCTTTTGCTGTGGTTTCTTGAGAAAAGAATATCCCTCTACAAGTTGCTTGTCTTTCCCATTGAGAAGTTCATCCAACTCTGCAAGAGCAGGACTAAAAAGTTCTCCAAGCATTTCCGATTGCTTGTATCCTACATCTCTCTGCTGAAGCCAATCGTCAAACTTGAATGTCTTGTGGTATGTCTTTTTCTCTTTGATGGATTCCATCCCCTTGTCGCATATTTCCATCAACTCTCCTGCAAACTCTGAGACTTGCTCTCTCATTCGTTCGTGTGGAGAAATGCTATTCTCTTTACGAGAATCCTTCTTGTTTTTTCCCTTGTCGTTTAAGGAATTGAGTTCCGTGTTTACCACCTTATTGATGGATTCGGTGGCTGGAAATCCTCTAGAGAGCATTCTGCAATAATGACCAAAGTGCTTGAAGTCACTAAGAGGGCATCTTCGGACTAGATCAATTTGATCCTTTGTCCAAGGACTGTCCTTGCTCTTCATCCACTCTATTGTCCACTTCTTGTAGTTCTTCTTATCACCACCAACATACCAGTTGATTGCTCGGAGAACATCTACATCCAAGTTTTCAGTATCTCCATTCCAAACTGGTTCCGATCCAAACGCTCTTTCGATATAAGCCTTTTTGTTTTTCATCTTAAATACCGTAAGTTTTCCAAGCAGTGGCAACCATGTCTTTTAGTGTATATGCAGGTTCCCAACCTGATATTGACCTAAACGCTCTACAATTAGCAACAAGAACTGCTGGATCTCCTTTCCTTCTGTCTTTATGAAGGACATCCAATTCTTGATTTGTCACCGAAACAAATTTCTCAACAACATCCCAAACAGACGATCCTTCATTCGACCCAAGATTGTATACGCCAGTGATATCGTTGTCAAGAGCAATCATGGTTGCTGATATTACATCTTCGGGATGTATATAGTCTCTTATAGCAGTTCCATCCTTTGTTGGATAATCTGCACCATAGACTTCGATCTTTCCTTCTTGGTGTAAAATACCGTTTATGAACTTAGGAAAAACATTTTCCTTTTCTTTCCATCGGGAATCATATACTTTCCCAGACATATGAGTTCCTGCAACATTAAAATATCTGAATGAGGTATACTCAAATGCTGGAATGGTATCTGACATTTGCTTGAGTATAAACTCAACCATTAACTTTGAATTACCAAATGCATTAATCGGCTTGCATGGAGTTGTCTCTGTTATGTCCTCGGCATTTTCCGGCAAGCCGTATACGGCAGCAGTGCTTGAGAATATAAACCTATGCACACCATGTCGATTCAATCGCTTTAATAAGTTTATTGTCTTTGCTGTGTTGTTGTGATAATATTTAAGTGGATTTGATACGGATTCAGGAACCGATGTGTCAGCAGCAAAATGCAAACATGCTGTTGGTTTTTCGTTTTCTAATATACCATCCATCCACACATCATTGTCTATATCAGTGCAATGAACCTTCAAGTTTTTGTTGTTGTCAAAAATGTTTATCAGATTGTCGCAGGCTTCCTTGTCTCTGTCCACCACAACAACAGATCTATTTGTTGCCAATATAGATGCTACCGCGTGCGATCCTATATACCCAGCACCACCCGTAATTAAAATTTTAGAGTGATTCATTTTACGAACTCTCCCATAAACCATTCAGGAGATTCTGAAAACTTCCACTGGGCAAAGCCCGCTTTGTCTCCATTATAGTAATTGCGATATGATTGAACCACACTCGGAACCTTGTATTTGTCAGGCATACACTTGGGTCTTGATGTGATTCCGATGGTTGGTATTTGTGGAATATGGTCGTGACACCACATAATCACCTTTTCAGACTTGTGAATCTTTTTGTATCTGTTTCTATACTCCAAAGCAAGAGCAAGACCATGAATAGATAACCACCTGTAGTTATCAACGGACTGTCTTGTCCACACAGTGCATGGATGATTGATGTATGCTGGTTTGTATGGAGCAGTATCTTTCGGATGAGCGGTGCAAAGCATCTGAGCAGTTTCTAAAACCATTTTCACCACATGCTTGTCACACTGCATTT